AATGTATATATTATGTATATTTTAAATGTTCTTGTATATTAATTCAATAAATTTTACTTATTATTTTATATTTTTATTTATTATGTAAAAATAAACTTTTAAATATTGATTCTAACACATTAACACATATGGAATTCCCTGTTTGTTTGTATAATTGTGTATTACTATTAAATTTAGCAGCTTTTTCAAAATCTTCATCTTTAAATCCCATTAACCTCCAACATTCTTTAGGTGTAAGTTTTCTGATTCTATAATTATCAGTCAGATGTTTACAAGTTTCTTTACCCCCACCTTTGTTCCCTGCACATAATGTAGGTGCTATACCTTCTTTGCTATAAATTCTTTGTTGTGAGTGCTTGGGATTATTTAATTGTTGAATTTTAGGCTCTAAAACTCTTTTGTCACCACCTGCATCAATAATCCTAATAGTTCCACAATAATCACCTTTGAAAAATCTTAATCCTTCATCAGTACGTTGTTCACATACTACTTTCTCTAATACTGTTTTTGGGTCTTTATAATCTCTAGCAGTTAACGTTGGACATTCATCTTTAAATCCATTATACTCTCTTGATTGTGGGCAGTGTGCTATTTTAGGTTCAGTATTCCCACCACCACACGAAGTTACAGTAGGTGATATTCCATTAGGATTATATACTCTTTTGAGATAATCATGACCTTCAATATTTATTCTCTCTATACACTCTTGTTTTAGTTCTTTGCCCAAGCCTTTTTCATTAAGTGTTTTTAGTAAATCTTTCGTTCTTTCCTCTGAATAATAAAAATTCTCATCAACTTCATCTTCAAGTAAATCTTTTAATCTTAGTTTTAACTCTCTCGGCTCTTCAAAACTAAATTTACCATCATCAACATCTTTTCTAATACTAATTACAAATACCCTTTCTCGATTCTGTGGAATTCCATAATCTTTAGCATTAAGAACTTCCCAATAGTTATTGTATCCTTGTTCTTCTAACCACTCTAACCATTTATCAAAATTTTCTTTATGCTTAACACCTACAAGATTCTTAACATTTTCAAAGAGAAGATACTTTGGTTTTTTGCCTTTTATAACTTTTCTACATTCCCACAATAAACTACTTCTTGTTCCACTATTTTCATCTAAACCTCTTTGTCTTCCTGCTATTGATATATCTTGACATGGAAAGCTATATGTAAATAAATCATGATTTGGAATTTGTTCTATAGTTAACTTGCTTATATCTCCAAGATTTTTACTTAATTTATCAGCTAATAGTAATGTAACTACATCTTTTTTAGTAACTTTCTGATAGCCTTTTTTGGTTAATTTACTCATAATTTTGTCATATAGTATTTCAATTTTATTCTTTTTTAATTTAATCCCAATTTTTTTTAATTCATTTTCTAAATCACAATGTATTGCTGCATATGATATGACTGCATATTTATCTATCTCCGCTGTGGCTACCACCTCATGTGGTATATTTAAATTTCTTAATGCCATCCTTTGTGACCCTACACCACTAAATGCTTCAAATACTCTTAACTTTTCGATAATACCATCTCCTTTATTTATAATTTTGTTTTTAAAATCTGTTTAAAACATCTATTTTATGTTGATTCAATAAATCTTTGTTTCCCTAATTCACAATATTTTTCTTCTTTTTCAATACAAATCCATCTTCTATTTAGTTGTTCTGCTGCTAAACCTGTTGTCATAGAACCTGCTGTAAAGTCTAAAATAATATCATTTTTATTAGAATATGATTTAATTAACCACTCAAGCAATTCAATGGGTTTTTGTGTTGGGTGCAAAGGCTTTTTACCTCCTGCGCTATATCTATTAATTTTTCTTACAGTTGTTGGGGTTCTACCACCTTTGTTAATCCATGTTCCACTATTGTCACTTTTAAAATTTAAATCTTCTTTTCCATTGTTTCTCTTGTTTTTTCTTATGTATGGTTCGCCTTCATCTTTAATTTTGTTGTATTTAGGTTGTTTTTTATAAAACACAGATATATTTTCGTGAATATTCAGTGGTTTCCTATTAGCATTTCCGAAATCCGTTCCCTTATCTTTTTCCCATATAATTTCATATTTAAATTCATCAATATTACTAATATTTAAATAACTTGTAAATGGTTGCTTACCAAATAATATTATAGGTGTATTATCTTTTCTAATTTTTTTTAATTTATTCCACATTTCATCAAAAGGAATTATTGTGTCCCATTTGCATTCAGTAGTTCCATATGGTATATCGGTAATTATTGCATCAAATTTAGCACCATTATGTATTAATTCATCCATAACTTCTAAACAATCACCATGAATTATGTATCCTAAATCAGTTTCAAAATATTTATTTTTATACCAGTCTTTAAAATTAATAATACCACCTTCCTTGTTTATAATTTTGTTTGTCAAGTTCTAATCAAAACATATGTTTTATATTTTTGTTGTGCTATAAAATTTTCATTTTACCTCCTTCTAATTTATAATTTAATTTATTAACTTTCAATAGAATCAACTTTTTATTTATCTTCAATTGCGACATAATCTAATAAGTCAAAGATATAAAAATCTTCTTCAGTTGAAATACAAAGCTCATTACTATCTCGTAAATAAATATCAAATATTTCTTCATTTTCTGCAATGTTTCTAATTTCATCAAGTAATTCTTCAGTATTAAATTTAATTTTTAAGGTAATATTCCCAATGTCAAACTTTTCCATCTTCTCACCTCCCACACCCTAGTATTTTCAACGCTTCCAGAACTTGATTTTGCAATAAAATTACACTTTTATTATTTAGAAGGGGATAAACCCCTTCTATTTTTTATTTAACACCTGTACTTCCATGTCCACCCCTATCTTCATTTCCTAGTTTTTCAACTTCTATAAATTCTATTTCGGGCATTTTTTCTACTATTCTGAATTGACATATTCTATCGTTTTTATTAATTATGGTATCCCTTAATGCATAAGCAGGGAAAAACCATTGATCATTATCACCTTTATATGATTCGTCTACAACGCCTTGATGGTTAGTTTGAATTACACCAAACTTCTTAAATGTACTTGACCTTGGCACTATATGTGCTTCATACCCTTTAGGTAATTCCATTGCAATTCCTAATGGTATAAGTTTAAATTCATCTTTTTTAAGTTCAATTGTTTTTGCTGCTCTTAAATCAATCCAGTCACCTACAGATATTTTTTTTATTTTTTCTAGTTCTTCATCAAAGTATTTTATTTTAATTTGTAGTTCTTCCAAATATATCTCCCCTTTTTATTATAATTTTGTTATTTAGCATTTAGTCCAACCACAACTTTTACAAGTTAAACAGCCTTCAACATGATTTATATGCTCGTTACATATTGGGCATTTATTATATTTCATAGCAAATGGTATTTCGCCATGTTTATTTAAATATTTTTCTTCTTCTTTGCTTAAATTTATTGTTTTCATACTATAATCTTTTGCATTTTGTGAACTTTCATCATCAATACCTAATTCATATTTTACTTCTTCTTGCAATTTCAATAATATATTGCCTATTGCTACTGGACAACTATTGCCTTTGCTTGTATCTTTCTTAGTAACTGTTCTAATTGCATATGATGGACAAGAAGGCACTGAATTAAGTTGGTCAATTACAGCTTCTAAAGGCACTCCTCCTCTTAAACTTAAACTAATCGTTCTTGATAAGCCAATCATGTAAGAATTACAACCACCGTCTGAACCTTTAGCCAAAAACACTTCTAACATATCACCTGTAATCGAATCAAACCATGCTTGGATATGCAAGCTGCCACATCCTGTCATTATTTTGGCTTTTTTTCCTATTAAATCATCATCAACTTGATAAATAATTCCTCTTGGTATTTCAGTATGTTTTTTATCTTTAGGTAATTCTTTTTCATTCTTGCTTTTAGTTAATAATACGCCTTGTCTTATTGGGTTTGGTCTAAATATAGTACAACCTTTTATACCATTTTTCCATGCATACATATAAACATCTTTTGCCCTCTCAAAAGAATATTCATTTGGTATATTTATAGTTTTGCTAACACTCATATCTACATGAAAAGCTACTGTTTTTAATGTTTCTAGGTGTTCTTTTACGCTCAAATCCATGGCAGTAACAAATATATCTTTGGATACAATATTGTTTTCTTTATTTTTTAACCATTTTTCATAAGCATAATCACGCATTTTAATTATCTTTGCGTTTTTTTCATCTTGCCCGCCTATTTTTACTTTTCTCTCGTATTCTAATGAAAAAATTGGTTCTAATCCAGAAGAACAATTGTTTCCAAATGTTAAAGATAATGTTCCTGTTGGAGCTACACTTATAAGTCTTGCGTTTCTTATACCATATTTAATTATATCTTCGGCTATTTGTTGCCATTCTTTATCTTTTTTTATATGTTTCTGAATAAAATTACTTTGCACGAATTTTTTTCTATTTAAAAATGGAAAACATCCTTTTTCTTTAGCTAATTGTATTGAACTTTTATATGCTTCTTTAACAATAAAATTCATTATTTCATCTGTAAATTTAATACTTTCTTTATTGCCATATTTAATATTTAGCATTGCCATAGCACTTGCTAGACCAGTAATTCCTAAACCAATAGTTCTTAATGCTTTTTGATAATTTTCATAATCTTTTAATGGAAATTTATTTTTATCTACAATGTTATCTAAAAATCTAACCGCCACTTTAATGGTATTTTTTAATTCAATATAATCTATATACGCTTCTTTAGTAAATGGATTTTTGACCAAATTATGTATAAATAAACTTCCTAAATTACAAGCACCTTTATATTCTGTTGGGTTAATTTGCTTTTCAACTAAAATTCCATCTTCATTTACAAATACTTTGTCTGATAACACCCCTGATAGGTATTCACCACATGGATTCGTATTTACAATTTTTTCTATATACCAAATATTGTTGTCTTTATTCATATTTTCATAAAACAAAATACCTGGCTCACCATTATCATATGCTTTTCTAATTATTAAATCCCATAATTCTTTGGCTTTGATTTTCTTTTTATGAGTCCATTTACTTTCATCTTTAATCATTGTTCCATCAGGATTATAAATTGGATAATGCAAATAAATTTCTTCATCGTTTTCTACTGCTTTCATAAAATCATCATCTACCATAACAGAAAGATTAAAATGGACTAACTTGCCTTCATCATAAGATTTTGCATTTATATATTCTATTATGTCTGGATGATATACTGATAAAACACCCATATTTGCTCCTCTTCTTGAACCCTGATTGATTGTTGCTGTTTGTGCATCAAATACATGTAAAAAACTTACAACGCCACTTGCTATAGCATCATTTGATGTAGGTGTTCCATTAGGTCTTATCATTGAAAATTCAAAACCTGTACCTCCACCTCTTTGGTGTGTTTTGGCTGCCATTTTTACTTTGTCAAATATATCATCTATACTATCTTCAACAAAGTTTAAAGTAAAACAATTATTTAATGTTAACTCTTTCCCTATTCCTGCGTTAGACATTGTTCTTCCTGCTGGAAAGAACAATCCTTTGCTCATTACTTTATAAAATTCTTCTTCTTCCCACTTATTATTAGAACAGAATTTTGCTACTCTTTTTAAATTATCTTCTATGGCTTCATTACCTTTTTTATATCTATCAGCCCATATTTGTTTAGAAACTTCATTGTTAATTATCATATACTGCCTCCTATATATTATATTTTTATTATTATGACAATTCCAATAAAATCCACATTTTATTGGAATTTTTAACCCCTGTAACCCTTGAAAATACTAGGTTTCATTTTTTATTTTTTTTAAAACACCCCCATTTACTATTAATTCCTAATTTTTTCGAGATTCCGCCATCTCCTTTCTTATATTTTTGTTATTTATTATTTGTAGATATGGAGATTAACTCCATATCTACTTACTATTTTACCATAATTTTATGATTTGTCAATTATTTTTTTATATTTTTGTTATTAATGTTGTGAACTACCCCCACTTATAGAAGTGGGCGACTTCTGTCGTTAATTAGGTTAATGTTTTAAAAAATTTCTAAGATAATAATAAAATGTCATATATATAAACAATGCTGAGTATTCTTTGTCAATAAATGCAGGAAATAGATCATATCTATCAACAAATGAGTGATAACTTCCTAATGCTGATTGTTTGCTATACTTACTTTTATATATTCCATTACATATTTTTCTATAAAAACCTTCATCTTCTATCATTAAAATCATTTTACCTTTATTTCTAATAAACTCTGATTCAATTCTATTTCTATCTTGAGCAAAATTACTTATTAATTCATCTGTAGAATTTTTTCTTTCTATGCAAATCTCTTTATCAAAGTATAAATCACGTAGTATATTTAACTCTCCATTTTTAGGAATATAAAAACTATAATCACCTTGATTTAATTTTTTTAATTTATATTTTATATTTTTATTATCGAAGAAATTTAAAATATGTTTATTATTTTTTTCTCTAGTATCTATTAGAATTTTTATACTCTTTAAAACTTCACTAATCTCTTTATCTGTATAATTAAATTTTTCAATCATTAGCTACCTCCTCAATAATACTTTCTACATTATGTACTATTGAATAATTAGTTATCCACCACTCTTGTTTTGTATGGTCTGGTTCGAATTTAGGTTTGCCATTTTTATATTCACCAACTTTTTTCCATCCATGTTTTCTTTTCATTGAATTAATATATAGTACTGTACCTTCTTTAATATGTTTATAACTAAAATTTTTCTTGCTAATCTTAACCGTTCCTGTTTTACCATTATTTAAACAATAAACATCTAATATAGGAGTATATCTAGTGTTCAAATTAGTTATTAGCACATATTTTTTATCTAAATTAGGGTTAATATAATTTATATAACCTAAGTATTCTTTTTCAGTTTGTATTTTTTCAAGTAATGACAAGTCTTTATTAGGTAATCCATTCCATATAAGCTCTAATATTTTGTTATTATCTAAATCTCTAAATTGTGATTTAGTTTCTCGTGAATTATTTTTAATAATACTATATAACCATTTTTCTTCTATTTTTTGTTTGTTAACAACTTTTACATTATTTATTAAATTAAAATATTTTACAAAATTAAGTAACTTTCTAGACTTGCCAAACTCTGAAAAAAAGTCTAACTTAATTAATATGTCTAATTGTTTTGAATTAACTGAAGTTTTTTCATTTATATCTTTTAATAATTCTGCAAAATTATTATACTGATTTTTACCTAATTCATATAATTCTTCGGCTACCTTACGATTCATGTATTTGACTGATGATAAATTTTTATAAATAGCATTTTGTATTTTATCAAAAGAATATTCAGCTCTTGAATATCTAAACTTAATAGGTTTTAATTTAATATTAAAATATTTTAATTCATTTATTATCTTGGCTGTCTCTTCCGTATCATTTTCAAAATTATCTAATACAACTTTATAATACTGTAAAGGATAATTAGCTTTTAAATAAGCCCCATATACACTATCCCATGCCACACTTAAGCTATGCGAGGCATTAAACGCGTAAAAAACAGAATTTTCAATCACTTCCCAAGTTTTCTTAAACCCTTTTTCGTTACCAATTCTATCAATCCAATTATTTCTTAATCTAGTTTTTAATTCCTCTAATTCTTTTTGAGTAAACTTTTTCTTGGCTATTTTTTTGATTATCCCATACGTTTTATCTTCTTCTATTCCTAACCAAGTTAGATATTTCATAATTGATTCTTGATATAACATATAATGAAAACTATCTTTCAATATTTCGTCTAACTCTTTAACACCAGTTGTATATGGTTTTCTATCTAAAAAATTATCTAACAATGAAGCAAAGCCAGGTCTTATTGATGCAACAAAAGCACATAGTTCTGCAATTGATTTAGGTTTATACCTTTTAACTAAACCAGTAGCCCATTCACTATCCACTTGATTTAATGTAGCAGTAATACCATCTTCATAAAGTTTCCATACTTTATTATCTATTAAGTCTTTTAAACTTTTAATATCTGGTATTGGTTTTCCTAATAATTTAAAGGTATCAGAAATAATTTTCCATACTTTAACTGTAAGAAAATCATTTTTGAGATATCCAAATACATCGGCTGTATAACCATCTATTGCACAACATATTTCATCACCTACTCTTATCAGCCCTATTTCTTTTGATATTGGTTTATCCAAAAGAAGAAAGCTACAAGGTGAAGGTGATATTGAATCAATTACACCGACATATTTTTCTGATTGTTTAATTAAATCTTTCCATTTAAAGTTATCTTTATATAATTCTAAGTTTTTTGCTACATCATTATATTCACTCATTTTCAACCCTTTTGCTCGACACAAATTTCTAAAAGCAGCCGATTCTTTCATTGTACCATATGCAACCATATAATATATACCATCTTCACCTAATATATCCTTACTAGCTTTAATAAATGGTTTTGGATCAGCCGTGTTGTAATCTATGTCAGCAGCACTATGTGTTTCTAAGATTCTACTAACAGACATAAATCTTGTAGGATATAAAGGTACTTCTGCATCAAGTCTATCTATCTCCGTAAATCCTAATAATTTGTTTATGTAAAAAGATACCGACGAATTATGTACTATTATATTATTAATCATATAACTTGGGTTACCTTCTACAGATATATCATATACTTTTGTTTTTGTCTTTTTATGTTTTATAATTTTAGTTATAGGTAAATAATAATATTCATTATCACTTTCAATAATATTTCTTTTTCTGTTTATTGGTCTTCTTAATTTATATGATTCTTTGTTAGTATAACCTCTTTTATCTTTATGACTTAATCTAATATCTAATGACATAGGCTCATATCCTAAAATATTATTTAATAACTTAAATAAATTTATTAGTGATAATGAAGTATTATCAAATGACAATTTATTTGTTTTTCTATTTACACTTCCATTAGATTTTAACAACCCTATGTATAACCATCGCAAATTATCCTTGCTTTGATTTAATAAATTAGTATTTATAATTTTATTTCTATGTTTCTTAGATACAAAATATTCTGTTTTAATCCAATTACATACAATCTTTGAATTAATAAATATTTGAGTTAAATTTTTTCCATTTTTAGCTACATGATAGTATAAGTCTTTTTTATCAAAACCTAGTCTTTGTGCAAATTTTTCAAAAGCATACTTATTAAATATAAATTTTCTATTTTCTTTACTATTATTTATTGCCAGTCCTACGCCAGTATCATGATTAGTCCATCCGTCTGCATATAAAAGACCAATAAATAAATTAAATAAATAATCTTTTTTTATATATCTGTTAATTTTTCTTCTAATAAATCCATGTTTTTTACAATATTTACTATAATCTTCTAATGATTTAAAAGGCGTGTTTTTAAATAATCTTTTTAATTGTTTTATACCACTTACACGTGATGGAATATGACCATTTATAATTTTTTTAGCTAAACTATGACTCATAATCCTGTGTTTTTCTAACCATCTAGGACTATATTTATATTCCTTGTTTGTAGGTATAACTTCATAAATATATTTATCATCATATTGAAAATTATATATATTATATTTTTGTAAATCAATATACAAGTTGTTATCATAATCTTTAATTTTAATTTTTGGTGAACATAGTAAATCACCCACTTTCAAATTATTTGCTGGTATATATATTATATTACCATTTTTTTTAACTAATATTTTATGATCTTTAGTACAAATATTTTTATATTTCTTTTTACTACTTCCTTGTAATTGATATTCAAATTCAATTAATTCTTCATTTATATCATATTCAAACTTATTTATTACTTTATGAAATTTCCCATCATCTGCAATAACTTCATCGCCAATTTTAACTTTATCAATAGTTTTTAAATCTTCTTTAGTAACTATTAAAGCATCTTTTGTAAAACAACCACGACCTGTCCTTGTTAATATTCCACCGTATTCTTTTTTTGCTTTTTTTACTATCTTTTCATTTAATATAAAATAATCTGCCATACCTGTTTTTTCGATAATATCCATTTCAGTTTTAATAGCTTTTTTATATTGCTCGTGTTTTTCTTCAGGTATCTTGTCTTTTTCTTCAAGCCATTTTTTAGCTAAAATTTTTTTTAATATTTTATTGCTATCTTTATTGGGATATAAACTTGGAATTTTAAATTTTTTATCGAAATTTAAATTTTCAGCTTTATCAAATATTAAAGTATTTTTTAAAGCAGTTTCAACTTGTTTCCTACTTAAAACTCCTTGTTTTTCATATCTTTTAAAAATAATTTCTGTATTAGGATAATCTAATATAAAATTATTCTCATCACCATAATCCATCCCTTTGCCTTTTAAGAATAAATCCCTATCTTCTTTGTCTTGTGGATATATATAATGCGAATCATTTCCATGAATAATAGGTATGTCATATTTATTAGATAGTTTTAATATTTGCTTGTTCCATTCTATTTGAGTTGGATGATTATGTGATTGTATTTCTAACATAAAATTATTACCAAAGTGTTTTTTTACTGGAATTAAAAAACACTCTATACCATCATCTGTTTTAAAAATTCTATTATTTATACAAGCTGTAGTAATAACAACTTCATCTTTGGGCAAAGATAATAACAATTCCATATCAATACGTGGATAATAATAAAATCCTGTTCTATTTGCTTCAGACGATATTCTATTAATTTCGTAATAAGCATTTTTAGTAAGTCCTATTACAATAATATGGTAATTATTTTTATCTTTTTTAAATCTATTATCCACATAATACATTTCCATACCATATATGCATTTTAATCCATTTTTTTTACATAAATCATACATTTCAAATACATTACTACTGCAACCATGATTAGTAGTAAAAACTGTGGTATGACTAAGTTCTAATGCCCTATCAATATAATTCTGTGGTTTAACTATGACATCTGGTGTTCTAATATTGCTATAATGGTCATGTCTATGATAATTATTGTACCTCAATCCTACACCACCTTTTATAATTTTGTTATTTATATTCTTAATACATATCCTTTTTTATGGTTTTCATCATGTCGAAAATTACATAAATACTGACCAAAAAAATCATCTTCTATTACTGGAAATTCTTTTGTTTTACTAATCTTATCAATAGTCTTTAACATCCATTCTTTAGCTTCTTCTAAATCTTTTAATTTAAATGGAATAATTACCCATTTTTTCTTTCTAAACATGTTAAATTTTAATTGCTTGGGATATTCTTTATATTTTTGTTTTATAAAACTACTATATAAATAAAGTTGTCTAGCGTATTCCTTTTGCTCTTCTTTATTTTTAAAAGAAGATTTACTTTTATGATCTATTACAATAATTTTATTATCCGTTTTATCTCTTACAACCAAGTCAATAAACCCTGTAAATTCATAATCTTCAATTTTTAATTTAACTTCTTCTTCAACACTAATAATTTCATAATTAGAAAAACCATTGAAATTAATAAAATAATCAATTCCTTGCTTATAATAACTGTTTCTTAAATCAACATATTTATTTGGTGGAAAATCATTAGTAATCATAAATTCAAAACTTTTTTTAAATTCATCAACCAAATCCCATATCATTAATTGATTTTTAGCAAACTTTTCTAATATTTCATGACACAGTGTCCCATACTGGGCAAAAGCATTTTGCATACTATCTTCTCTTCTAAATATGTAATTCATAGCCCAGCAGTAAGGACAAGTATAAAAACTATTAAGTCTACTAAAACTCCATGTCATATTTTTCACATCTACAAATCCGTTTTCATCTATCATTATTTTCTTACTAGACAATTATTGACCCTCCTCGGGGCAAGCCACCGAGGATTCTTAGGCTGAGAGTGTACCCACTACTCATATCTCCTAAGCGTAACTTCCCGTTAGTCCAACGGTACATATCCTAAGTGGTACTTGCCTTAATTTTTAATCCTTCGTTTAAAATATTTATACTTGCATTAATATCTCTGTCCCAAACTGATTTACATTCAGGACATTCCCACTTTCTAACCTTTAAATCTTTAACTTTTTCATTCTTGTAGCCACAGTTACTACATAGTTGACTACTAGCAAAGAATGTGTCTATCTTCATTAAATCTCTACCATACCATTTCGCTTTATAAGTTAGTAATTCAACAAACTTACTCCAAGATACATCTGATATGGATTTAGCCAACTTAGAATTTTTAAGCATATTCTTTACTTTCAAAGTTTCAACTGCTATAAGTTGGTTTTCCTTAATTAGCTTAGTTGAAAATTTATGAAGAAAATCCAATCTAATATTAGCTACCTTTTCATGAGCCTTAGCTAATTTCTTTTTAGCTTTATACCAATTATTACTTCCTTTTTCTTTCCTAGCTAAACTTCTATTTAACTTAGCAACTTTTTTCTCATATTGCTTTAATATTCTAGGATTAGCTATCTTCTCACCATCTGACATAATAGCAAATTCTTTAAGACCTAAATCTATCCCTACTTGCTTATCTACTTTAGATAATTCTTCAATTTCTTCTTTAACTGTTATTGAAATGTAATATTTATCTGTATTAGTTCTAGTTACTGTAACATTTAATATTTTACCTTTAACTTCTTTAGATTTTCTAAATTTAATCCAACCTAATTTGGGCAATTTGATTTTATTATCTTTTATCTCAATATTGGTAGTTCCGTTTTTTCTAGTAAATTTATTAGTACGATAAGAATTTTTAGGATTCTTCTTAGATTTAAACTTAGGAAAACTATATTTTTTACTAAAAAAATTCTTGAAAGCCCTGTCTAAATCTTTAAGTGCATTTTGTAAACTAAATTTATCTGGCTCTTTTAACCACTCTATTTCTTTCTTTAGTTGAGTTAATTCTTTAGAAAATTTAGAGTATGATTGGTATTCATTTTCTTTAGCCTTAGCCAAGAAATGGTTGTAAACATATCTTGCACACCCTACTGATTTATTAATTAATATTCTCTGCTCTTTATTAGGACATAATCTGAACTTATAAGCTTTTTCTCTGATATTCATTGACAACTCACCTCCTTATATATAATTATACTATATAAAACTATAAATTTCAAGTTTTTTATATATAAAACTATAAGGAGGTTTTAAAATGGCTAGACCTAAAAACAAAGTTAATAGAGAACAAATTAGTACTACTATTGATGAAGAATTAATGAATATTATTAGAGGGATTAGTAAGGATACTGGTATTCCAATTAATAGGCTTATTGAAAATGCAGTAAGAGAAAAATACCAAAAATAAAAGTCAAGACCGTCCACTCTTACCACAGGGCAAGCCACAGTGGTTTGCGAGTGGACTTAACTTCTATCACCCTCTAAATTATAATTTTGTTTCTATATAACTTCATAAAAGTGTCATATCCTTTATCAATTGGCGCATCTTTTTCATCTAATAAATTTAAGTTATCATATATTGCATATACATTAGCAAGTTTATCAAATTTTTTTGCTTGTCTTTCTATTTCTTCAAGTGAAACATTCTTATCAAACGCCAAAACTATATCTACTTTCAATTCTAGAAGTTTCAACAATTGTTCATCAGTAATTGACTTAGTTCCTATAGATACACAATTGTTTATACCATAGCTATCTGCTTTTTGTACTGATTTTTCAGCTTCAAAGACTATTACATCGCCTTTGCTCAATATATCAAAATAATTTTCATACAAACCATATAAATAATGTCTATTTTCAAATGGATAATAATATATATACTTAGGAATACCCAATTCCTTATAATTTTCTATTACAGTTCTTCCTTTAACTGAAACAATATTGCCATTCTCATCTCTTATAGGAAAGCAAATCCTGCTATCTTTAATATCATACATTATTTGAAATTTAATTTGACTTTCAATGCTAATATCTTCTTCTAAAAACAATCGATGTGGTTTGTATATAAAGCCTATTAATTCTTTTTCTGAAATATAACTTGGTGAATAATCATTATTGTATTGCTTATATCCCAAAAAGTTATTTAAAAACTCATATGAATAAGATTTTTCTTTTTTAATAGGCTTAAAATCACAACTAATACCTAATAAATCACATATATATGTAAATGATGATTTAAAATCACTACCTATAAAATATCCTATTAAATCATATATATCTCTACCATTAAAATCAGATACAGTATGTATAATAGAAGTTAAAATGTCATCGGTTAATAAAACTTGGACTGAAGTAGGATTATCACCACCTGGTCTAGCTGCCTGAACTCTTTTATCTTTTACTACTTTTAAGTTATGACATCCTATACTTTCTAATATTAATGCAATCTTATTTGGATTATTTCTTAAATATCTTTTAAGCTCTTTAGAGTCCAAGTTTTATCACCTCCCTATTTCATAAAGTCAGGTTTTTCTTTAAGTGGCTGGTATTTTGCCTGCTCAATTCGTGCATAATCACCTCTAAATCTAAAATTAATATATTCACCTTCACGCATTTGTCTGCCTAACCTATTCCTATCAATAATAAGTTTCATATTCCCACCATCTGCACCATCATTATTTATTTCTTCTTGTTCTTTATACATCCAATAAGCTATGACACTTGCATATCTTGCCAATTTAGCTGAGTCAGCTAATCTCATATCATATGGAGATTGTTGTCCACCAGCTAAAACAGGTATATTTAATGCACCACCCACATTATTTTTTAATAAATTACACATTTCACCCAAATAATCTGCTTCTTTCATATCAGTGTTCGTATCAGTTTGCTTTATATAGTCAAACACTAAAAAACCTAATCCCATTTGATTTTTAAGTATTCTAGACATTGCATATATCTTATCGAAAGTCCATACAGGTTCATAATAATGAACAAACTTTTGCTTTTTGATCCAGTTTAAAGCATCTTTTATTTTATGATAATCTTCACTTGTATACTTTCCATTCCTTATATTTTGGATTTTAATACCAGTTAAATATGCTAATGCTCTTTCTAAAAACCTTTTATCACTCATTTCAGTATCAAAATAAGCTGTAGGTACACCATTCTCTATTTTATGTATGGTTTCATTTATAAAATACATGCTTTTACCTGTTTTTTCTCTACCCGGTATTAAAACAAGTTCGCCATCTTCATATGTAAAAAATTCATTTAATATTGGAAATTTAGAAGGAATACCTGCAAATCCACTTTCGTTTCTACTTTCAACTATCTCTTCCCATACTTCGTCTACTACTTCGCCAAATAACTTTACATTATCGTCAATAATATAGTTTTTTGCTAATTCTCCTAACGAATTATTTATATTCATATTAATTTCATTGGCTGAAGTATCATCAATACTTAGACATTGTTGTTGAAAATTTTCTAATTTATTATACATATCTCTTTTAAAAGATAAATTTAATATTCTTTTACATAATTTTAAATACTCTTCCTTTGTTGGTCTTGCTACATATTTTGCTTTATTTAAAAAATCTTTAATATCATTTATATTTTTCTTTTCAAATATTTTTTTTACCTGTTCATTACTTTCAATTTGTGCTATTATACTAAAATCATCAACTTCTGATACTCCTTGTTTATAAAGCTCATTTATAGCCCAATATATACATCCATTTTCATATTCATAAAAATGTTTTGGCTTTAAAAATTCAGAATGCAATATAAATCTTGGATTAGATAACAACGTTCCAATTACACCTGTTTCTGCTACAACATCAAAAGGTAAATTAACTTGTTGTGCCACTTAATCACCTACCTATTCAGGTAAAATTTTATTCCAATTTCTATTTTTCTTTGAAGGTTTATATTTAAAGCTTGTTTCATAGCCTTTCTCATCTTGATTTAAAATTTTATTAATTATTTCATATTCTTGTTTTTTTAATATTTTTTCTTTGTAGGTTTTAATTATATTTTTATCTTTTATAATCCAATGGAGTCCGAAAGGATTATTTAATTTAATATTGTTTTCTATCGCATAATTTAAAGCAAATAATACAAAACTACTATTTTGTTTTTTGTCATGTATAATTTGTTTTATTGCTTTGTTTAGTTGTGCTTTGTTAGCATATTTATCAATTTTTTCTAAATAAATTTTTCTGATTTTTTCTTTGTTTTTTCTTTCTTTGGCACACTCCTTGTGATGCCATCTATTTTTATATTTAACCCCTTCTTCTTTGCTAACTTCACCGCCAAATTTACAATATTTATATCCACATTTCATTTAACCACCTCTTATAAGGGTAATACAAAGCCTGCCATAAGGGCAGGCTATTTAATTTTAAACTTTTTTAATTGCTTCGAGAACTGTCTGTGCTGTAACAATATCATTTATAGCATTTGGATTTTGATTGCCGTCATTATTTTCTGCTATTGCATTAATTATCTCTTTTTTCTTACCTTCATTTGATTTTTTAGTTGCTATATTTATTATTTCTTTTTTAATATCAGCAAGCGTTTTTTTAGGCTCTCTATATTGTGCTTTTCTTTTTTCTTCAGTATATTCACCTACTGATTTTACAGCTTCTTCAAATACTTCTAACAATTTTTTAGGACTATACTCAATTTTCTCAGGTATATTTTCAAATCTACAACCACCTTCTATATAACTATCATTTCTTAAATGCATTATTCTTTTAGTTATTAATTCATCGCCTTCTTGGACTTTTTCACTTGTGATAAAAACAACCATACTAGCATCATTTAAAAATACTTTTCTAGCACTCCCTGATAAAGATAAAGTTAATTGGTCATATTCAAGTCCACTTTTTTCTTCTTTATGTTCTTCTTTGCTATGAGTAATTCCCATCAAGCCATAACCCGCTCTTCTTAGTTTTGCTATTGTATTTTTTATTTTTTTCGCTGCTCTATTATAACCTACACCAAAACCTTTACCACCTGGTTTTTTCATTCCCACACTATTAATATCTTGTGCATACAAGTTAGGATTTTCTCTATTCCACTCTTCAATTACTTTATCTTGTGCAAAATCCCACATAGTATCTAATGTATCTAACCCTAAAAATTCAATATCATATTCATCTTTATTTTCAATTAAATCATCTACTAAATCTTCAAAGTCATCCCAATCAGTTACATCTTCAGCAAATACATTTAAAGCTTCATATCCAGTTTCAAATGCAATTAATAAACCCTTCTTTAAATCGCCATATTTTTTTTTGATTATTTTTGCAAAAAGACTTGTTTTCCCAATTTTAGGAATCCCACTTATGATCCAAAAATAATTTTTTAAATCTGTAGTAGGTTTATGTATTTTTTTATTTGATAATCTGCCCACTAAACATACCTCCTATTATTATTTTATAATTTTGTTATTTTAAAAAGTCCGGCAAATCTTCATTGTCATTTTCTTCTTCTTTATTTTTAGCAAAATCTTCAGCTTTATATATTCCTTTTTTATGTTCTGTAATTCCTAGTATTTCAAATTCTTTTCTTTCTGAATCTATTACGCGTTGTTTTTTTGTATTTTTATAAGATTTAGGAACGCTTCCTATTAGAAATTGCGGTTGTTCTTGTTCTATTTCTTTGTATATGACTCTATTATGAACCTTACCTACTATTTTTAATATATCACCAAAATCACATTGTTTAACTAAATATTTTGCTAGTTCTTTATTTTCATTACCATTGACCACAAAAGGAACTAATATAAAATCCTTTTTATAATCTATTATTCTTCCATATACTAAAATTTTTCCGTCTTTATTTGCAATTGCTTTTTCAAATACTATTTCTTGTTCAAAATCATTAATTTCTTCAAAATCTTCAGCAGCAAAATCTATCTCTTCTTTTGCAGCAAATATAGATTTAATTTCTTTATCCTGTATAGTTTTATCGTTATACTCTCTATAATTTACATCGCATAATACAAATACATCATCACCATCTTCAAAACTTGATAATATATAATCTATTGCATCATCAGCTACTAAATTAACAACTTCTTCGTCATTTTTAGATTTAACCCTTACGCCTATAACTGTTTTATTGCCAGTTTTATAATTTAATCTTTCATTCCAATTAATTTCCTTAGTGTGATTTTTTTTGTTTTCATCTCTCCACGAAACCCATACCCTCTTATTATTTTTAAATTGTAATAATTGAACAAAATGAACATTGTCATCTGCTGTTTTTATACCAAAATTAAGTTTTTTAATTGATTCATTTTCAAATTTTGAATCTTTTTTGTCACTATGCAAATTAAAAATTTTACCTTTTAGTTTAACGGTTCCTTTATTTTGTTGTAATTTACTCATAATACATACCTCCCATTCTTTATATTATATTTTTGTTGTTTAAAAACTTTCAATAGGAGGCTCTCTTAAATTCTTAATAGGTACTCTTAATCCAAGTTTGTTCTTAATAATATCATCCCCTTTCTTAACGCCTAGTACTATTTTAACAAATACATTTTATTATGTCAATATATTTATTATATTTTTGTTGTTTAATTTCTATAAAAATAATATTTAATTAATATGTATAAGCGACTTCTAATCGAATTTCATTTTCTGTGCAAATAATATCAATTCTTTCAAATTCAGGATATTTTGTTTTAACTAAATATGTATTATATTACATAATTCTTTTTCTGAAAGTTTTTCTGTATCAGGTACTTCTATAATTAATTTTGACATAAAACTATACACTCCTATTCTTTTATATAGTTTTTAATAAATTTCTTAAAAGCACTCCTACTCCCAAACATTTCGTTCATCATTGCCATTGCAAAACCAATCTCAGGATTAAACTCATCTTTACTATCACATTTTACCACTCTTTTACTACCATTTTTAAATATTACTATAGTTGCTGGTGGATTGAATATTACTTTTTTTATATTTTCTTTATCAAATTTATTATAAGTAACAGCATCACATATTGAAAGTGATAACATATCATTAATATCATATTTAATCATATAATCACCTCCTTAATTAATTTAAAAATTTCATTTAATATTGAGTTTTAATTAATTAAATTTAATAGCATTCGTTGAATATATACCAATCTGGATTTGCAAACGCCGTTAACATTAGTTTTATGTTTTCAGCAAACATTATAATTCCAACACAGCAAGGTACAATACCCAACATAAAACACCCCATTATATCACCTTCATCAATTTCTCAATATTCCTTCTTTTGTTCCTTCAGGTATTTTACTATTAAGATTGTTGTTATTGTTAGAATGATTAAACTAAATAAAACCCAAACTAAATAAATAATTCCTTCAACTATTGCTTGTTTCCTTAGTATCGGATAAACTTTTTCAGCAGCTACACCTAGTTTTTCTGCTATTTGATTAATAATCGACATTATTTGGTCTGCAATGTTTACATTTTGCATATCTTCGTATTTTTACTTTTAAATAAAATTCCAATTTTATAGCGTTCGGATTTTTGTGTCTACAATATTATACTAACACCAAATACTAGATGTTATTGCATTTCTCATTCTTTTTATTCTTTTATCATACAGCCATTTTTCATAATCCTCTAATTCCTCATAATTAACATTTTCATAACCTTTAATCATTCTTTTTATTCTACCTAATGAAGTCAACGTATGTTTGCCACACATAAACAATTCTCCTGTTTCAACACTTTCAACTAATAATAATCCATCTGGTTGGATATCTATTAATTTAACTGTATATGTACCCATATGCAAACCCGAAAGGTTATGTTCAATATCATAAGCATATACTTCGCCAATTTTAATTTCATTATCTAATAACACAACAACACCTCCTTTGTCAACTAATTATTTTACCATTATATTTCTTAACCACATTCTTATAATAATCCAGCTCTTTTCTTAAACCAGCTATTACTTCACCTAATTCGGTAATTTCTTTTTCATAATATACTCTTGTTTTATCATAAATTTTATCAAATTCCTGCTTAATAATATGTAAATCTTTTGGTTGCTCTTCATCTTTAATTTTTAACATATTAGCTAAAAATTGTTTTGATTTTTGTAACTTTTTATTTTCAAATTTTAATTCTTTAACTTTGTCAATTATCATATTTAACGCAACATTATCCTTATTTTCGATTTCTTCATCAATTTTATCTAAATCTATATTCAAAAGCTTTGCTAATTTTTTTATTGAATGATTAAAGTCTCTCATAATCTACCCTCCTTTTTTAAATTATATTTTTGTTGTTAAAAAAAATCTTATTTAACCCTCAATAACATATTAACATTATTTCATCGGGTTGTCAATATATTTTTATATTTTTGTTATTTAATTTCTATAAAAATAATATTTAATTAAGATGATAGACAATATCATTTTCTTTCACAACACTATTCCATGATTTAATAATATAATCATTCATTTCTTTAGTGTCTTGAAAAGGTCTATTGCAATACCTAATTATATTGTTATGATAAAAATGTGTATCTGAAATATGATAAGCCAAAACATCACTCCTTATTATTTCTCCCATTTTTTAATTAAAAAATATTACAAGTTGACATTCATATAAAAACAGATTATAATAAAATTACTTTTTCTTCATATATCTTAATTTTCCCACTGAATCTTATTGTTAGGTGGGAAAATTATTTTTTTGAATAAATTACAAAATGTTTCCACCAATTAGTGCCAAATTCATCTTTATATCCTTTTATATCAACAAGTTTTCTTATTAACCATATTGTGAATTGTATTCTGTATTTGTCTTCATGTGATATTTTGCATAGAGTAAACTTGACATATCTGTGCTTCCAGTATGGAATTTTTACATTGAAGTAATGTTTGATATTGGTCATAATAATCACCTATTTGTTGTTTTTAAAATCTTCAAATTGTTGAGCGTCTAATAAAATATTTAACCAATCTATTACTTCGTCATACGCATCACATAATCCAGTATAATAATCACTTTCTATTGGTCTTAATTTATTTATTTCTTCCTCTAGGTCATTTTTAAATCGTTTAATTTCTTTAATAAAATTAAATTTTCTCAACATAATCACCCCATATCTTTTTTATAATTTTGTTTACAAAATCACTATTTTACATATATTTATTGCTAAATTCAGCAAGAACATCACACACTTCACCATACAATTCACACTCTTTACATTCTTTAAACTCACAATCAATATAATGAAAGTTTTTTAATATTTTTATGAATTCATCGATACTCATATACTTCATAACAATTATTTTTTCTTCCCATTCATCTTTTGTGTACAACGATAAATTTTTATATTTATCATCTGTAGATTTTACAATAATTTTATCATCAAAAGAATACACTATAACGGGATATTCAATATGTTTGAATTTTTTATATGGCTTTTCAGTTAATTCTTTAATCATTTCCCATGTTTTTAAAGTTTTCATAATATAACCTCCTAAAATTTATACTTCTAATAACTACAATAACTTTCAAAAAAATTTTTTAATTTTAACCTATAGTCTACTTGTTTTAATATATTTTCAATGCATTTTTTGAAATCATAATTTTTAACAATAAAATCAACATTATGTTTAATACTATAAAACCTTTTTTTATCATCTTCCCATCTTCTATTCCATTCAGTTAGTTCAAAATTTCTATCTCTTACTATTGCTCTTAACCTTCTACTTTCCTCATCTACATCTATAAAACAAGATATTACCTTACTTCCAAAATTTCTTTTTAAATCTTCTAATCCTTTTAAGTCACAGGCAACCACATAATTTCTTTTCTCTAAATCAAACTCTTTTTTCTCTATTCCATAATGCCACACAGTGGGCTTACCATTTTGAATTGTGTTATAACTTCTATATTCTACTAACAAGTTATTGTCTATTAATTTTTGAAATTCTTCATTAGTTTTAAAATAATATTCCACACCATCTTTTTCATTACTTCTTTTTGGTCTAGTTGTAGTTGAAACTACAAACTTATATCCATGTTCTTTTTCTAATACTCTAGCTACACTATCTTTGCCACAACCACTAAAACCTGTTAAAACTAAAATATGACTCATCTAACCCCTCCTGTTCAACTTCTCAACGTATTGTTTCCATTTTTTATTAATCATTTCTTCTTCTTTTTCTCTGCATTTTTTATTATCACATTTAACACAATATTCAGCAAAATGATTTAAAATCATTTTTAATAAATCATCCACAAAATTCACCCCTTTTTTTATATTTTTGTTATTCAGCCAACCAAACTTTTACACCTTTAACTCTACCAAATTTCATAGCTTTTTTAGAAACTACTTTATCTCCTGTATCTTCCATAAATATATCAATTTTATTACCCTTTATTGCACCACCTGTATCTTTTGCTAAATATACCCCATTATATTTACTCCTCCAACCTGCAAATTCTATATATACTTTACTATGTAATGGTATTACTTTCGGATCTACTGCTATAATTTTTATATCTTCTATAGATTTATTTTTTAAATCAAATCCTGTTGCAGTTATACCATATTGTGGATGCGATTTTGGTTTACTACAAGATTGAATTGATAAATCATAGGCTGTAACTTCAAATTCGCCTATATATTTATAATTTTGTTTTTTGTTAACCTTTTCTTCTACTAATTCTTTTACTATTTTTTCTTCTGGTTTTTCGGCTGCTTCAGCTGTTTCATAAATTATTGTTGAATTTTGATTCGTAACTTGTTTAACAGTTTGAGTTTTTTTTACTGGACAACCTATTATAAATGTTATTAATATAATTAGTATTAAAACTAACACTTTAAATTTATTCAATTTGATATAATCACCTCCTTTTGCCAACATTTTACCATGACAAAACATACTTTGTCAATATATTTTATTATAATTTTGTTGTTTGTTTTTTATGAATAACATTTATTTTTTTGTCCTGATTTAGTTCTGAATAATAATCTACTCTTTCAATTCCCATAATTTAACCTCCTATCATTATATTTTTTATTAAACCTTTTAAATCAATGGTTTTAACGCAATTCATAACCTCTGTAACGTAGCAATATAGCCATTCTTAATTTGCATAGCTAACGAATTCTTTACCACGTTCACAAAACTCTTTAACCATACTACATACTAATCCATAAGACATACCCGAATGACTTTGATTTTGAATTTCTGCTTTAGCTTCATCTAATGTACCACCATTATTTAATATTTCTACTATATTTAAGCAACAACCTAATTCCATACCATGATTTGAACCTCTCCCACTTACGCTTCGCTAAGAAGTGGGAGATTCATGAGAAGTTTGGTAGATTACACTACCCTTATTCTCAAAGGGTGGTTCAAACACCCATTATCCCTCGCAACTTGTATTGCTCTGGGAATGCCTTTGAGCAATTCATCTCCCACCTAAAGAGGTGGGAGTCTTCTTGCTTGTTTTCTGATAAAATCCCCATATTTACAGTTGCAATTTTCTTCATAATAAGTAAACTCACAATCACAGCAATTAAACTCTGCTAAATTTATTAGTTTTTCTAATTCATCATTTAATTCAAATTTACTATAATTCACCAATCCATCATCAACCCTACAATCTTTACACTCTAAGTCATAATCTTCTTCATAATACTTACAATATTCACATTTTTCCTCTAGCAAAAGAAAACTACCTCCTCTCACTTTTTATTTTATTTAATACAGAAATGTATTTAAGTATATTATCTAATTCTTCGTCTACAATGCAATTAACTTCTTTATTTTTTGGGAAACTTCGACCTCTTATTAACAAACCACAAATAAAATATCCTGAATAAAAATCATGCTCAGCGTAAAATTCACACTTATCTTTAATACACTTCAATCACTCACCTCCATTTAAACCTTACAACCTATTATCTTTTACGGTTATTTCAGATTCATTATTACATGTGCAACACTTAATTTTAAACATAATATCACTCTCACAAAATTTTATTTATCTTTTTTATTAACTAGCTGTCTCAAAATAACCTTTTGATACCAATATAGCTTTAAATCTAAAAATTCTTCTATAAATTTATCAGGGTATTTTTTATAAAACTCTTTTAAATTATCATCCATTCTATTAGTAGTTTTTGCAACATCTACTCCTATAATTTTAATTTCGTCTTTATTCAATGTAATCACCTTTAACCATGTTTATATGTAACACTATATCACCTTCTCCACTTTACTTCCGATAAAAATGTGCATTCATCATCATAATATTGTATTTCTGCTTTACTACCACACTTAGGACATCTTCGGAAGTCTACCTTTACAAAATCATTTCTTATATCATCATAATTCTCCATCCTAGTTCCACAAGTAAAACATTTCATCACTTATTCCCCTTTCAAAACTTCTTTCACTGCTTCCCAAAGAGCATCACAGAGTTCATTGGCTATATATTCCCTATGTTCATCATCACACCAATCATAACTATCAAAAGTTATACAAGATACCGTATATCCCACACCAAATTCTCTATCATCTGAATAATCCACTGCATCATATTTTGAAGATAATATCTCTATCATTTTGCCTATTGTAATTTTATCATTTTTAAATAAACTTAAATCTTCTAATTTTCTTCTAATTTCCTTCGATTCTTCATATTGTTCAACCGTTATATGTTGTTTCATAGTTCTTCTACTACCCCCTTTGATTTTTCTAAAAGAGTTTCTATATCATAAGTAATAAATTCATCAAGTAAATAACCTTCTGATGCGTAATCATTTAAAATTCTTTCTAATAATTCTACAATTTCATATTTTATAAAATCTTTTAATGTTTTATTTTCATTCTTATATTCATCATCGGTTGCTATTTGTTGTTCATATCGTTTTAATAAATTATTAAATTGTTCTATAAATATTTCACCATAACATTTACTTTCCGAATTTTGTAATTTCTTACTATCTGAATAATAATCTATACTCATATCTCCACCTCCACAAAGTCCTCAGTTCTCGTATATTTAAATACTTAAAACTAAATCCAATGATAAAAATCCACCCACTATCCATGAATCCTCTTTATCAAATTCCAATTCTAAAATTTCATTAGGTATACTATCAATTTCTTTTACTTCTAAAGAATGTATCATTTCATCAATACTTCCATGAGATTTTGATTTTTTGCACTTATTGACACTCCCCGTGACTAAAGTCAGGGGATTCTTTGGTGGTAGTCGGAAGTCCATTTCTGGTATCCGTAGTTCCCCAAAGTTTAGGGTGTGCCATCACCCCTCCTAAGACAGTGCATATAGCATCTTAGGCTGGCAGACTATCGCTATTTGCTACACCATCTACCACAGGTGCTTTCATTATATTTATAGCACCTAATCTATCTCTATGTGTTATATATCCACATGATTTGCATACATATTTTCTATCTCTCGCTTTATTTAAAGTGCCACAATGAGGACATTTTTGGCTTGTATATTCTGGATTTACGTATTCTACTTTTATTCCTTCTAATTTTGCCTTGTATTCTATATATTTTGCTAAACGATAGAAAGACCATGTATGCAAATTCTTTTCGTTTTTACGGCTTGTTCTTGCCGTGTTTCGGATATTCGCCAACTTTTCAAGGCGAATTGTCGAAACATGATTTTCTTTAGCAAAATTAACTATCTGTCTACTTATTTTATGGTCTTGGTCTTTCATCCATCTTTGTTCTTTGTTGCCTATTTGTTTAATTTTTTTTAGCTTTTTAGCTTTACCTAGCTTTTGTCTTAGTGACTTATATTTACGCCTAATATATTTATTTTGTCTGCCATTACCAAAAAATTTTGTTTTGCCGTTGCTTGTCACCGCTACTGCTGGTACTTTTAAACCTAAATCTACACCCATTATTTCTGTATCATTGTTTTGTTTTTCTGGTACATCTACAGATATTTGTGCTATCCATTTACCCGATTTTTTAGTTATTCTTAATGTGCCTAATTTGTTGTTTAATTGTTGTTTTTGATAATCTGTTAGTATAGTTTTAACTTTTATTCTTTGGGATTTACCATTAATCATAACTGGAAAACTTAAATAATCATTTATTTTATAACTTTGGTTATTCCATATGCATACTGGTTTTTTCAGTATTGGTAATTTGTCGGTTTTCTTATATTTTCTGTAAACACTTTTAGCATCTCTTATGGCTTGGTTTTTTACTGCACTTGGTAGATTAGCTTTAATATCTTTTGAGGTTAGCTTTGTGTGTCCATTAATCATAATTTGAACTATATTATTTACAGTATTTATATATTCATTTAAAGTTTGCTCTAAATATTGTTCTTGTTCTTTACTTAGTAGTATTTTAAATTTAACTGTTAATTTCATAATTCACCACCTTTCTATACATTCTTTTGATTTTCTATATATTTTTGTATTGCTTTTTCGCTTACGTATCCAACAGTACAGCAAAAATAACTTCGTGTCCAAAGTGAAGGGATTCTACTTCTTAATTCAGGATATTTTTCTCTTAAAATTCTACTACTTGTTCCTTTAAAATATCGTACTAAACTGTGCAAATGTTGTCGTGGATCGAAACTTATAAACATATGAACATGGTCTGGCATTATTTCTAATGCTTTTATTTCAACATCTTTCTCTTTAGCTATATCATAAAATATTTGCCTTAAATCTTTCTCTATATCTCCAACTAATACCTTACGTCTGTATTTAGGACAAAATACTATATGATATTGATTTAGATAAACAATTCCTTTTTTATGCATGTATTTATTATTCATTAGATAACCACCACCTATCTAATTATAATATATCATAATATTAGATAGGTGTCAAGTATTTAATAAGCCTTCATCCCAACGACTGAAGTCGTGGGCTTTCGGCTAGATTTCTTTGTAATATTCACAATCTTGACAAGTAAATTCTTCTGCATCTTCTATCACAATTGGAATTTCAATTAACTTCCTCAATTCAATTTTATTTACTATTCCATCATTATTTATTAGGTTACAATTATCTTGTTTTCTAAAATTATAAGCACCTGTTAATTTACATTCATTCTCCATGTAGCCTTCTCGATAATAACGACAATAAAAGCAATTCATCACTCAACCTCCTCGGCTTTTTCTAGTGCTTTCTCAATATCTTTTATCATGCTATCGTCTAATGTATACCCTATTTCATGTGTAGCTTTTATAGCTTCTAATAGTTGCACTAATTCGTTATATTCTTTATCTTTTGTTTTAAATTTGTCTTTCCAGTATTTAGCTTTTATATTCGTAGTATCTTTTAGGAATTTAGAGAAGTCTTGCATATCAAATATAGTAGCACACCAAGAATCTTCTACACCTTCCGGAGTTTCTATATTATCTTTTATTAATAAATCATAACCTTCTAAGTCATTGTTTACTCTAAAACTATATTTATCATAGTGTTGTAATATCTCACTAAATTTCATCACTCAACCTCCTCTGCTTTTTCTATATGCTCACCTTCGGACAAAGTCTTATATTAGTTACATTCTTTTAAAAAATCTTCTACAGCTTTCTCTGCATCTGATTTTTTAAATTTATATATAAATTTCATTATCATATCATAGATTTTCATTTTCTTAACCTCCGTTAATATCTTATTTAGTCGCTAACTACAACCTTAGGATCATCTATACCATACTCTATCGCAACCCATAGTGCTGTAAGATTTTCAATCAGATCTATTGATTCTGCTGCTGCAGACATCTATCATCACTCCTTCAAGCAGTTGCCTTAGATTTCTTATATAACTTTTCTACATCGAACCAATCTGCAACTGTAACTCCATGTTCCCTTGTAGGAACCAATACTAACGCTTGTCCTCCCTCTCTGTCGATGATCTCTCCAGCAAATATAAACAAATCACTAGCATAATCGTATATAAAAACTCTATCGCCGACATTCACGCTTAACCCTCCTTAGGAAATCTCTCTCAGGACTACTTCCACCCTTGGCTCTTCACTGTAAAACTTTTCAACTATTAGCTTTATAACTTGCTTATCATCTGAATATGCTAAATCGTTTAAACTGTCTAAAATAATCTTTGCCACATTATCCGTATCAGGTTTTTTAGTCGGTCTCATCTTGCCTTTTATCATTTCAGTTTTCTTTTTCTTGCTGGCACTCTTAGGTATTTTGAAATATGCCTTTATTTCGGCTTCTATTTGTCCCTTTAGCATTTTCTTATGTCTGCATAATACAAAGCACTCTTTAACCCAATTTTCGTATTCTAAAGTCTTTTTAGGGGTATATGCTATTCCCTTTCTTGTTACTCTTGGTCTAGCTTTTGCTTTTGGTTCACCAGGAATAACTATCTTTATTTCACTCATACAACCACCTCAAAGCTCTATATATTCCAAATACAATACACCCTAGCATTATAAGATTTAAGTTGAGTAGCATTTTCATATTTCCTTTTAAGTAGAAGTAAAACTGTAAACCGTACATTAAAAACATGAAAGCATATACTCCAATACAATACTTTGCAAATTTACTCATTCTTATCACACCTATTTATGCTATCATCAACTTTAAATCCGTCAGGGTATCTTTTAAGTAGTTTCAAGATGTTTGATTCTGCTACTGAGTTGTACGGTATTCCTATTGCATCAGCTATTAGTGCTAAATACCAGTTTATATCTCCTAGCTCCTTAGTAATGTATAGTTTATCTAGTGGATGACCTTGGTACTTATGCTTTTTTATATGATCTATAAGCTCCCCTACTTCTCCTATAAGTCCATATATTCCGTTATCTAACTGATCCTCTATACTGTCATAGTGTGGTGCTGTCCTCATAGCTTTCATTTGATATTCATTAAATTCCATTAGCTTGTCCTCCCTTTAAATTTCTTCTATTAGATTTACATTCCTAAAGTTTATAAATACTGCATTATCATCCTTATCTGTAATAACCATTGCATCTTCAACCTTTTCAATGCTTACTACATTGTCAATATTTCTGCTTGTACTAAGGCCTTGAAACCAAATCTTTAAAGTCGCATTCTCGAATGTAGCCTTCATCTTTTATCCCCCTTATGTATGCTTTCCAGTCTCCTCCTTCAAAGTAAAGTTTTATAGCTTCGTTCAGAACCTCACTCATTTTCATAAAGTTTTGCATTTATATCAGCTCCTTTAATTGTTGAAGTTCTTTTATAACATCTCCTAGCTTGTCCCTTCCAAATTTAACTGCAGCATTATTGTTCTTAATTATTGAAACCGTATCCTTTGTAGCCTTATATCTAAGTTCTTTTCCCTCAACTGAAATCTCATTAACTTTTAAACTGTTATTTTTAGCCACTTTATTCTCCCCCTTCTTTCTTTTTAGTCCTGCTCTCCAATCTGAATCGTGGAGTATCATCTTAATTTCTTTTTCAGTTTTCTTTTTAGTAGGATATAGTTTTTCAAGCTCTGCTGGATCTAGTTTGTAAGTTATTACTGGCCCATTTGCTTGTTTAATCTCAATATCACGCTTTAGAATTGCCCTTCTGAATCTTCCATCTGACATATTAATCCCAACTTTCAACTATCATTACTCTGTCAGCTTCATTTCTAAGTTGTATGTTTATATCAGCTAATTCATCTGTGATTCTTTCTTCAAGCAGCATACACTTTATATATTTTTCTTTATCTTTTTCTATC